GAAGCTGATAAACGTGAAAAGGAAATCCAGGCAGAACGTGAAAAGATTAGGAAAGAGAATGAGGAAAAGGAACGTCTGGCAGAAATTGAACGCAAAAAAGCGGCTGACCTTTTAAAAGCACAACAGGAAAAAGCAGACAAAGAACGTAAAGAATTGCTTGCAAAAGCAGAGAAGGAAAGGCAGGAAAAGGAACGTCTGGAAAAAGAAATTGCAGACAAAAAAGCTACTGATGAAAGGACAAAACAGGCTGAAATAAAAGCTGCGAAGGATGCAGAAAAAAAGGCAAAACTTGCACCGGATAAAGATAAATTACTTAACTTCATGCAAGCGATCAATGATTTGCCGAGGCCGGAAGTGAAAAGTATTGAGGCTGCCAGTATTGCTGCAAATGCAAATACACATCTTGTTAAGGTTGCAAACTACATCAAAGAAAATGCTGATAAATTATAACTAAACCAATGGAAAGCAAAACACACTGGAAAAAAGTATTTAATTCCGACTATCTTGGTTCATGTGATCTTGAGGACGGAAAGGATCTGAAAGCTGTAATCAAATCAGTTTCAGTAAAGAATGTCAAAGGACCAGACGGTAAAGAACAGGACAGGAACGTTGCTACCTTTACTGATGTCAATTTAAAGCCTATGATATTGAACGCAACTAATTGCAAACTGATTAAAAAATTTGCTAAGTCCGTATATATCAATGACTGGAATAATATCCCTGTTCAAATCTACGTCAAAGATGATATTAAAGCATTTGGCGAAGTTACTGAAGGTTTAAGAATAAGACCTAACCAGCCGGTAATGAGTAAGCCAAAACTCACTCCTGACATTGCGGCATGGAATAAAGCAATTGAATACTTGAAAACTCCGAATGGAACTATTGATGGAATTAAAACCAGGTATGAACTTTCTGTCGAGAATGAAGAACTTTTAAAAGCTGCAATTTTATGATACATCATGACATAGATCAGAACTCCGAGGAATGGGATGCCCTGAGACTTGGTAAATTCACCGCCTCAACCTTCTCAGATTTATTTATGGCTAAAACTACTAAGGGATATCAAAATGCAATTATCAAAGTAGCCTACGAAAGAGTTACAGGAGAAAATGAAGAAAGTTATTCAAATAAATGGATGCAAAGGGGACACGAGAAAGAACCATTTGCAGTTGAGAATTATGAGTTATTTTCTTTTAACACCTGTGAACCTGCCGGATTTTATGAGTATGATGAATTTACCGGGGCCAGTCCTGACCGTAAAATAGTCGGAATGAATGGAGGCTGTGAGTTTAAATGTCCTTCGTTTCAAATGTATGATGAATATTTAAGGACTGGTAAACTTCCAAAGGATTATTACTGGCAGATCATAGGCCAGTTACTTTGTACTGGATGGGACTTTATTGATTATATGCCATATTCAAGTCCCAGGTTAAAGCAAATACTCATCAGGATCGAAAGAGCTGAATATGAGGGTGCAATAGATCAGTTAAAAGCTAAACTGGCTGAATGTATTGAGGAGGTCAAAATATTAATAGAAAGGATAAAGCAATGAGCAAATTAATTAATGCAAAAATCAATCTCGACAAAATTAAAGATGATCTTCTTTATGTCGGGGAAAAAGGAACTTATCTTGATCTTTCAATCTGGTTAAATGATGAGCCAGATCAGTATGGGAATGATGTATCTATTCAGCAGTCCACAAAAAAGGATGAGCCAAAAATCTACTTAGGTCAGGGTAAGTATTCTGTAAAAAAAGAAGTTGAACAAACTCCTGAGGCAAAAAGTGAGTGGCGTGGCAAGATAAAAACAGGATCTATATCGGATGTTTCTAATCTTGGTGAATTTCCTACAGAACCAGCATTATGAAAAAAATCAAAGCCATAGGGATCAAAGAGGACGGGAAACCGTACCGGATTGTTAATGTCAAGGTATTTCGTAACGACCTGGATTCACTGCCAAAAGGCAGATATATAACCACAGTCGAAAAGTATTACAAAAAAGCCTCACATGAACAATTTAAGTATCTGTATGGCGTGGTTTATCCTTTATCAATGATTGCCTTAAATGATGCTGGATATGAGTTTGCAAACATTGACCAGGTTGATTTATTTTGGAAAGGGATATTTGCAAATAAAGAATTAATAAACAGGGAATCAGGAGAGATTATGAAGATTCCGTTAAGTAAATCAGAATTTAAAACTATTGATGAAATGACTTATTGCGATGCTATTCGTAATTATTGTTCTGAGTATTTCAATACATGGATTCCTGACCCTGATCCAAATTATAAACAAAACAAACAAAATGAGCAAAAACAATCCTTATGATGATGACGATTTGAGAGCTTTCGTTCTGAACCAATAAAATAATTAAAACTATGAATGACATTGCAAAGGCAAACACAAAAGACAGGCTGAATAAGGCCATTGAATCTGAAAGTATCTCTGTAAATGAGGCTGCTCAAAGTATAGGGATTAAAGCACAATATATTTCGATGATTCGTAATGAGAAAATGTGGAATAAATGTTCTATTGGTGCATGGAATTCCGTTCTGGCATGGATTAATTCCGGCCAATCACTTAAGGAATATTCTGAGAAACATGGCAAAGTATTACCTACAAAACATAGCGAAGTGGCAAGAGATGAAATTGATGCACTTCGTAAAAATCTGAGTAATTACAAACCTGATACTATAAAAGAAGAACCAAGAGTAAAAGTTAAACCGGAAGCACTTGAAAAAAGACAAAAAGAAAGAAATAAAGAAGCAAGGCCGTCAAAGGGACAAATGGTCGATATGCTTATAGAGGAAAAGGAGCTATTAAAAGCTAAGATTAATGCAATTGATGTTTTGTTAAACCATTATATCTCATAAAATGATACATGAAGAAAATGAATATCGGGCTTTTGTCCTGAATGAGAGCCGTATTTCTACCGATGACAGAGAGATAGATGAGTTTGCACCTGAATCAATCTTTGGTGAACTTGATACTGACTGTATGGGTAATTGTTTTAGTGATGCTGATCCTGGATTATGAAAAAACCCGTATCAGTCCCAAAACTAAAAGCTAAGGCTTTAAATCTATTCTCTCAGGTAGTTAAATTGCGAGCGTTAAGAGACGGTAAGATGTTTTGTTATACTTGTAATTCTCCGCTTATCTTAAATACCACAAACTGCCAGCTGGGACATTATTTAAGTCGGGGTGCTTACCCTGGATTGACTTTTCATCCTGATAATTCCCGGCTTCAGTGTTACCGGTGCAACGTGCATTTACACGGTGCAACTATTGAGTTCCGGGAGAGACTTATAAATGAGATTGGCATGGGTGTAGTTATGCAATTAGAGGGATTTAGGCATATGACTGTCAAATGGTCCCGTTCGGACTTTCATTCTATGATTGATACATATTCTGAGGAAATAAAAACATTGACAGATTTTTGAAGACATGACAAATATCATTGAATTACTAACTATTTGATTTTAAATTGCAGAAAAAATAAACTATGAAACAATCAACTTTATTTGGTGAAGAATTTGCACCAAAAGAGGATAAAAAATATTCTTCTAAAATTCAAGCTCCGATTTATGAGCCAAAAAACACAAAGCCTCATATACTTGAACTTTGCGACAAATCAAAAACACTCAGATTATTGAGGGAAATTGATGCTTCAAGTTTACCTATTGAAGAAAAACAATTTTTAATTGATGCAGCCCGAAGGCACAATGTTTTTAATTATGAAAAGATAGCTGATTATTATTCTCATTCTGCACCGGAAATGCAGAGACTTATGGAAATGTCTGCACTCGTAATTATTGACTTTGAGAAAGCTATTCAATTAGGGTATGTTAAATTGTGTGAGGATATTAAAAATCAATATTTAGAAGAGTATGGAGAATAAAGAATTTGCCGTATTCATTCTTACTCACGGCCGGCCTGATAATGTAAAGACTTTACAGACTTTAAAAAAATGTGGATATACAGGCAATATTTATTTTATTGTTGATAATGAAGATAAGACAGCAGATAAGTACATTAAGAATTTTGGATCTGAAAATGTAAAGATATTTGATAAAAAATTCTATGCAGATAATGTTGATGAAGGTAATAATTTTGATGAACGTAGGACTATTACAATGGCCAGAAATGCCTGTTTTGACATTGCTCGGCAAATAGGGATTACTTATTTTATTGAGTTAGATGATGACTATAATGATTTCAGATTCAAAATAGATCATAATGGATATTATATTTATAGAAAATTAATAAATAACATTG